CATCTTTATCTAAGAAGTGGTACCCATTCATTTCGTTTGCCTGTGCAATACAGTCATAAAACATAGACAAACACTTGTTGATAACAAAGGGTGGATATTTCTTTGCCCACTCTGTATCATCAGTATCGAGAAGTTTTTCTTTAGAAAAATTTATTGCATTTAAATAATCTTTTAACTCATACATGTTTTAATTCCACATCATCTTCATATCTTATCATACTACAATTAGGAAACTTTGATGGTAGTATTTCATCTCTAAGATATGCAATTACAGATTTATTCCAACCAATCCCACCGTATATGATTATTCCTTTTTTAAACTTCCAGTTATCACATGCATATTGCATCCAAAAAACTTTATCCATTATTTTTTCATCAACTGTTCCTGGTTTATTTTTTAATTTAGTATCAACTACTATCATTTTATCTTGTAAAAAAATATCTGCTCTAAACCTTATACCATTTCCCTTTAGACCTATAATTTTTTCTTCTTTAGCGACACCATGATTATTTCTTAATACATCAGCAACATGTTTTCTAAATATTGTATCATTTTCAAGATGATTTATTTTAGGTGCAACATCAGTAAATAATTTCATTGGCTCTGTCATTTAAACTTACACCCTGCCATAATCTCTGTTAGACATGCAACCATATTAATCTCTTGGTCTGCAACAAAAGCTGCCTTGTATTGATAACCTGCGATTATTAATATTGCTTGTGGTATAGAGTTTGGCGATAACGCTTTGTAAAGTACATCATAGATACTTCTAAACAAGAACGCTGGTTCTTTATCTAGATTTTGTACGACCCACTTTCTCATATCGTTAAATCTTTTTTCTTTTAATGATGATAATAATTCTTTATGACTGACTTCAGACATAGAGAATAGAATACCACTATCAATTTTACCTCTTACAGAATATCTTTGTAATTCATTTATTGTCCTTCTGAAATCGGGATAATGTTTTTGAATTAATTCTGCAAGTATTTTCTTATCAAAAGGTACTTCTTCATCTTCTAATATTTTAGAACATCTATCCATAAATGCTGTTGCTGTTTTAACTCTTTGACCATTTACGATTCTAAAGTCAATAACAGTACATCTACTGTGAAGTGGTTCGATAAGTTTTGCTTTGTAGTTACATGTAAATATAAATCTACAATTATTATGAAATGTTTCTAAAAAGTTTCTTAAAGCAGGTTGTACTGATTCAGCATTTGTATAATCTGCCTCATCTATAATAACTACTTTATGATTGGCATCCTCTGTTAAAGATACTGTACTTGCAAAGTTTTTAATCTTTGTTCGTAATGTATCAATCTGTCTGCCTTCATCAGAACCATTTATAATAATATAGTCTGCACCTAATTCTTCACACAAGGCACGAGCAACAGTAGTTTTACCTGTACCGGCTGTGCCTGATAATAATAGATTAGGTATTTCCCCTTGTTTTAAAAACTCACTAAAAGTTTTCTTCGTATCTTCGGGTAAGATACAATCTTTGATTTTCTTTGGGCGATATTTTTCAACCCACAAAAAGTCGGACATAATATAAACCTCAATTTAGTTAAAATTAAAATGTTGAATCTGGTTCTAGTGCAATCCAGTATTTAACTGGTCTAGTACGATTCACGAAATGACTAATTTTTTGTGATGATAAAGCAACATCATAATCATCTGTAACCATTTTAAAGTTTTCTGCCTTGAAGTATGCTGTAAATTTCTTATCAGATTCACAGATATCCACAGAGTAAGTATTAGATGATTTGTTTTTCTTATCAGTAGCAATCATTTTAATTGATGTGCCATCACCTATAACTGCGACATCAGGTAAACCTAATGTGTTAATACCTTTCATTAGTTTTTCAAACATATCTTTTTTGAATGTGAAAGAAACAAATGTATCTGGCATTGTTATTGATTTTGTTGGTGCAACAATAACTGACTTATCAGCAAAAAAGTATTTGACTTTCTGTTTAGAATTTCCGTCTGCGATATCTACATGCGATTCACCATCAAAGTCTAAAGAAGGTTTTTGAAACATGTCAATCGCCCTTAGAAACTCTGGTAAATCATAGATAGCAAATTCTTTAGGAATTGTATCAGAAATATCAGCTTCTGCTAATATGTTTTTCATTGTTGATATTGTTGTTAATGTAGTGCCTTCTTTAACTAAGATATTCTGATTGATATCAGCAAAGTTTTTTAAGACATTAATTGTATCACTTGATAATTGCATAATATATTCTCACTTGTTAATTATATATGTTGTACATTATATACCAACCAGCACGATTTGTCAATGCTGGTTGGTACTTAGTGTTTACTTAATTTTGATTACTTTAGGTTTCTTTTCTTCAGGTACAACTCTTTCAAGTTCCACTCTAAGAAGACCATCTTTCAACACAGCGTCATTTACAACGACATCCTCTGCAAGGGTAAATGTTCTTTTGAACGCCCTCTTAGCAATGCCTTTGTGAACAACATTATCTTTAGGTTTTTCTGTTGTAGGTAAATCAGATGATTTAATTGTTAAGAAATTTTCTTGAACAATAACATCTACCTCTGCCTTAGAGTAACCAGCCAATGCAACTTCGATAACATGTGAATAATCACCTGTCTTTACAATGTTGTATGGTGGATAATTTGGTTGTTGATGTTCTAACAATGTTTCAAAGTGTTTGAATACATCATCATAACCTATTGTAAACGGATGTAATGAACTAAATACCGTCATAGTTTCCTCCTTTATTAAGCAAGTTTAGTTTTAGAAGCCCCTTTATGGCGACCTCTAATTCTATTTATAATAGATTTAACTCTAGTATAATCAATATTTCTAAAAAAGTCAATGGTGGTTGTTACTAAAAATAATGATACAAACACAGGTAATGCATTTGTATCTTTATCATAATATCCAAGGTCAAATAATAGTCCTACTATTATAACTGTTGGTATGTAACAAGCTACAGCTATTGCAACTAATTTAAAAATATAGTTTCTAATTTTTTTTAGAATTTCCATTTAGTCTTAATTTCTATTTTATGTGAATTATTTGAATCATGAAATTCTGTTCCTTCCCACTTTCCTTTCCATGAAAAGTTATCTGTAATTTTTTTACTGAAACCGAATTGATATGATGTTCCTGCTTTGCCATCAAAGATATCAGAACCATGTCTAACTTCTTCTACAACGCCTAATTCACCATATAATTTAAGACCATCTAAATTCCAACTATTGCCGAATCGAATATGATTAATTGTCTTATCATAATTTGTGTCTTTCATTTTGAATTCATGTTTTGACATTATATAAGGACCAGAGAAGGCCACACTTGATAGGGATAAAAGTAAGGGTACGATTAATACTTTTTTCATAATAACTCCTTTTTTTAATCAAAAATATTTAGTATTTAAAAACTCTATTTTGTGTTAAACTTTTGTTAAGTTTATCTTCTCATCTTTGATAAATCTTTCGCATGTTCTTCATCAAAAATAGGTACAAGATTTGACTTGTGTAATATACCAATACCAATAAGTTTTCTTTCACCATCATATACTTTAGGTTCTTTCTTCGCACACACATGAGGTTCTACTTTAGTTTCTGTTCTAGATGGTGTTACTCTATTGTTAATCATAGGTTCGCCTACATATTGGCCTCTGTCTTTCTTTTTAGATTTGAGTTTACCGAATCTGAATTTTATATATGTGTCAAAATCCATCACCATGATAGGTGCTAGATGTGGGTCTTTTTTATATTTCTTATTATGAAGTCTATGGTCTTCTTTTAATTCGACCATCTTCGCCTTCGTAATTTTGACTTTTGTTTTCTTGGTATTTAGGCTAGTCATGCCTGGTACCAAGTGCATACTTTTTGGCATATAGTCTATATTATAGGATACTTTGAAATCTTTGTCAAGCTATTTCTTCACTTTTTAATCACAATAACCATCATCTTCTTGACTTCTGAGACCAATATATGTTCCACCCTCGTTTTTGACTGGTTTTTCATCAATATATTCTCTCACAATATCTTCTTCTACACACTCTTCCCCATATTGACACTCTAGAATATGAACAGGTTCATCTGATATATTTTTTGCATGGTGCCATTGACCAATAGGTATTAAAAATGATTGTTGATGTGCCTTGTGTATAATACCATTTACAACTACTTCACCTTTCATGACATACCATAATTCGTTTCTCTTATTATGATATTGATTTGATAATGATTTGCCAGGTTCGATTACTAATTCTTTTACTTTTACTTCTTTACCTATTTCATGTATTACTCTATAGTAACCCCAATTTCTTATTGTTCTTGTATTCTTAAAATCTTCTAGAATTGAACTAGATGAATTTTTCTTATAATCACCACCTACACCAAATTCAAAACTAACTGTTTTATCTTTTTTATATTTTTCTAATTCTGGTATGTTTTCTTCTGTTCTATCACCCCCATTACAAAAAG